ATACGTTGTCCATCAACTGCTTCTCGACCCGTCCAAGAACATCCTCGTGGTATCAGCGTCCAAGTCCAGATCGGACGACTTCTCGACCTTTACCTTGAAAATCATACACGACATTCCAGTTCTTCAAGGACTAAAGCCAAGGGACGGTCAACGATTCAGTAAGATCAGCTTTGACGTAGGCATGGCTCCAGCGTCACACGCTCCGTCGGTCAAGTCCTTGGGCATAACGTCCCAGCTAACGGGGTCACGGGCAGACATAATCGTTGCCGACGACATCGAAGTACCAAACAACTCGGCTACTCAAGGGATGCGGGACAAGCTCGACGAACAAGTCAAAGAGTTCGAAGCTATCGTCAAACCACTCGACAGTTCACGCATTATCTTCCTTGGAACTCCCCAGTGCGAAGACTCAATTTACAATAAGCTTCGAGACAGGGGCTATAACGCCCGTATATGGACGAGTGAGTACATAGGTGCCGACACCAACCAAAAGGTCTATGACGGGGCTGTATCGCCCTTTATCGCCGATTCTACCGTAGACGTAGGCAAGACCACGGAACCGCTTCGCTTTACCGACGTTGACCTCGAAGAAAGAAAGCTATCGTACGGTAGAAGCGGGTATGCACTGCAATTCATGCTCAATCCAAGACTGAGCGATGCAAACAGATATCCTCTCAAGATCAACGATCTGATCGTTCACGACCTAGATAACGAAGTTGCAAACGAGAAGTACGTATGGGCAAGCGGTCCAGACCAGACTTGGTCAGGTGACGAACTGCCTAACGTCGGATTCAACGGGGACAGATTCTTCCGTCCATTCGAGACACTAGGCGATCTAGTACCGTACACAGGGTCGGTCATGTCAATTGACCCAGCAGGACGAGGTAAGGACGAGACGGCTTATGCAGTCGTAAAGATGCTTAACGGTCACCTGTTCGTTCATGCTTGCAACGGTATAAAAGGAGGGTACGGAGAAAACGTCTTGAAAGAACTGGCTAACGTGGCAAAACGCTACAAGGTCAACGAAATCATTGTCGAATCCAATATGGGCGACGGTATGTTTACCGAGCTTTTTAAGCCAGTTATCAACAACCTGTATCCAGTCTCTATCAACGAAGTAAGACACCATATACAAAAGGAAAAACGAATAGTAGACACGATGGAACCAGTTCTTAACGCTCATAAACTAATCGTGGATCCAGCAGTCATAAGACAAGATTACCAATCAGCCTTGACCTACCCTATTGAGCAACAGTCACGTTATATGCTTTTGTACCAACTAAGCAGACTGACTAGGGACAGGAGTTCGCTCATTCAAGACGACCGTTTAGACGCGCTTGCAATCGCAATAGGATATTGGGTCGAGCAAATGGCGGTAAACGCCGACCTTAAGATCAACGAAAGAAAGAACGAACTGATGGAAATCGAACTAGAACGGTTTAAAGAAGCAGCCTATGGAAGCTCACTTACTACACCTGCCGTTCCAACTTGGTAACCATAACGTAGTTTACTACTTAATACTCGTGATCTTAGTCATGTTGTTGATCAAAAGTTCCCTAGTTATAACTACGTTGTGTTGCGATTCATCATCGAACCGTAGGTTGAAGGTTTGAAAAACCACGTAAAAACATGAAGAGTCGCTTAACGATGTCTTTAACTAACAAGATTAAAGGGTTTCTTAAATGACCCGTTCGGTCACGAAACGTTTTAAACGTCGTTTTAACTAAACGTTCTTCATTGTAACTATTTCCAGCCGAAGGAGACCTGTCAATACTAAACTTTACCACTACTACTTAACCTTATGGACATCAACGAACAAACAGACGCACTTTTATTCGAACTTCAAAACACAGTTAACAGGTTCCATACCGAATTCGACATCAATCACGCTACCATCGTAGGTTGTCTGGAACTGGCTAAAATCGATTACCTGACCGAACCTTCAGAGGACGTTGAGTTCGAAGCAGAGGATGAAGAAGATGCTTTCTAAAGGCTGGGTGCTCGTTCGATTACTAGTCAAGTCAGGACGTTATTTGGTACGTAGTTTGGGTCAGAAGGTTAAAGCTGCGTTAAGATGGCGTTAAGATGGCGTTTAAGGTCGGAATAGTTTCGTTGTAAAAATCTGAAGTCCCTAACGCTATATACGCGCGCGTTAGTTACCCCCGCATGGGCGCGCGTTTTTCTGACACGGGTCAGTAAAGCGCGAGGCTTGGATCGATGCTTTGGCACAGCTTTGGCACGACTGTCATCTAAAGCCCGCAAAACTACGCCGATCACAAGTGATAAAAGATCCGATTGGCTGTAGATGGAGACGGCGTTGACAGACTGCACGGCGACAGGCTCAAAACGGCGTTGAAAACCTTTGCTCGTCTTTGTCCGTGTGGTCGGTTTTTTGCAACGTCTCAACCGCCGTCTTAAACGCCGTTGGATCTACCGCTCGGAACGCCGTCTTGTCTACCGTCTCAAACGCAGTCTTTTTCGCTTTAATTCGCTTTAACGCATCAAAACTTTCAACTTATCGAAAAAAATCTTCGCTAGCAAACAAGCGGGCTTCAGCCGTTTTTCGTTTTTTGATGTTTGACACCTTTTCGATTTTTTGCAGACTCGGCAACCATCTTATTAATTCCAACAAAACACCATCATGAACCAAGCACCCGGACAAAGACAAAAAGACATCCAAAAGAAATTCAACGTTTCAATCTATTGGACAACCCACAAGGAAGGCAGGACTACTGAACTTTACGCCGATATTTACCGCGGTCGCCATTCTTCTAAGAAGCAGGCTATTTTGAGCGGAGAAGGACATTCCTGTGAAGTTGCTTTTGCTACCGTCCATTACTCTTACTACGCCGAACAGGCTATGGGCAAAGCCAAGAACGAAATGCTCGACGCGATTGCCGAAAAGCTTTCCTAATCCAACAACCAACAAAACGAATCATGAAAATCACTTACATTAAAAACACTTCGGACGACTTCATAAAATCACCTACTCGCTCACACCTTGCCCAAACGCCCTACGGAACGTTTTTGAATTCCAAGGCCCTAGGCATGAACGCCCAAGGATACGGTAGTAAGATCACGACGATATACAAAGTTCCATTTAACGGTCGACTTTACCGAGTTTACGCAACTTGTTTTTCAAACGTCGCGTCACATTGGATCTTGTCCAAGGGTAAAAAACTTTTCATTCGCTCTTAATCGCAACCAACCAACAAACGAATATTATGAGATCATATCCAATATGGAACGAAGTGGAAGCGTGCATTTATCAGTCGAGTAAAAGCTACGGGGCAAAACAAACAAGTAACGTAAACGTAAAGGTTGGGACATCCGCAAGGAATAGCCACAACTTTCTAACGCATCGAACAACGTGCAGAGACTTAGAAAACGGTTCGAAAGAGTTTCGATTTTACGTTGATGACAAGTTGATAAAACGTGCTGTCGTCACGTCTGACAAGAAACTTAAGAAACTATCAACTCGTAACTTGGAAAAGACGTCATGAACACCAACAAACCGACACCACGCGAACGCATAACCGCCGTCCTAATCGGCATAGCCGCAACCGTCGGATGGGCATTGATTGTCATCTTAATCGGTCAGCTGTAAACCTACCGACAAATAACAACATTATGAAAAGCAAACGCGACCACCTCGTAATTTATGACAACACTAATTCCTACGCGTTTTGGATTGGCGATATACGCGGGACTGAAACGAAGGAACGGTTTGAAGACGTGCAAGATCTTGTTGACCATTTAAAGACGTGTCATACAAGCATTGTGACGTTTGAAATTATATAACAAACAACCAACGAATAAACAAAATGAATAAACGAATAAAGATAAACGTACAGGAAGACTTTATGGGCTGTCTTGTACTGACTCCAGTTGTCGACCGATATTGCGAACAAATAAAGGAGTACTTGAAAGAATTTGACGTCGATAGCGACGGTTCAGTGCTCATTCAAATGGACTATGAAGTTGAGACTTTTCTAAATGATTGCAACTCAACTCAACGTCGGGACATACGTCAAGGGTGGGGTTGTAATATGCTCTTTGACGAATGGACGTTTCTTGTCATGGTAGGGTGGGACGCGTCCGAAGGTTTGAATCTTACTTAACCAACGAATCATTTTAACAGGAGGAATGGCTAACCTATCAACGGAGGGAATCATCGTATAACTGCCTAACCGTTCCTCCTGTTTTAACTACTAACAACAAACAACAAAATGAAAAACGAAACTATAAAAACTACCTGCGCGAAACCTCGATCGGTTTGGAGGAAACGCATTCGAATCTTCGACCATCTTGAAAACGTTTTGCAGGGCGACGACGGTGAATACTGTACTCCTGTTTATTTCGCCTCACTCCGCAAGGAACTACCCGCCTTGACGTTTCAAGAAATCGCTGAAGCTATCCGCGACGGTTCTGGAAACGATTATTCGGTCGCGTTTTCTTGGGACGCCGAAGCGAGTGATTGGCGGATTTCTTACTAACCTATAACCGACGAATAAAACTATGGACTTAATTACGCTCTTTATTTGGGTCATGATCTTTTTACTAGGCTTCGGCTTCCTTTATTACGAGAAGGGCGACCGCTAACCGACGACTCATGGAACCACTAACAATCTTAACCTTGTGGACGTGCCTTGCCATTACGGTCTTGTACGTACTCTTAAATAATCATGAATAAAACAACCGACGACCTAACGCTATTCGCCGACGGTTTTGACGACGCCATAATCGGCGTTCACTTCGACCGCATGAACGGCATTCACCGCATCGTATACGACTCTTGGAAAATGGTTGACGTACTTTGCAAACGTGATTCGATGTCGCGGGTGGAAGCAATCGAATACCTAGACTTCAATACGTGGACGGCACACGCTGGCAAGGGGACGCCAATTTACGTGGACGTAATGACCGACCGTTCGGACATTGAAGAACACCTGTTAACCGACAACCAATAAACGACATGAAAGAAGACGAATTATTTCAAATACAGCACGACCAAGTAACCGACGAAATCAATAAAATTAGATGGATTGCAAACAATTCTGACAAACTTATCCGTGCCTTGCGTGCCAAGGTTGCTCGGCAAAACTCGAATTACCTAAGAGACGACATGGCACCCGCTTCACGTATCTTTCGAGGTCAGGACATTAGCACGTGGCTGTCGAATTATTGGACGTACGAAGCCGACAAAGAAACCGAAGCATGACAGCCATAAACGTATTATTATTACTTACCGTATCCGCTTTCGGGTGCGCGTATCAACCCGACTACCACCCATTGGATACGTGTCCGTCACCCGACGGTTACAGTTGCCCAACCGACGGCTCACCGTGTCCTTTTTGCAACGATGACAGCGACGTTTAATACAGGCTTACACCGAACCGACACGCCCGCAACCGTCCACCCGAAGATTGAACGCACGCCAAAAGGCGAGTTGATCGTCGTCTTCAAGGACGGCACTTGGATGTATCATTACGAATGGCTCTTGACTGCGAGTAAGGAACACCTTGAGCGTGTCAAAAGATTAACCCAACCAAACACATAACATGAGTAAGATTAAAATAACGAAGACCATGCTCGACAAGAGCATATGCGATTGCAACAAATCCGTGCGTGATCTATTGCGTGACGAAGGAATCATTGACTACGACGACCTTGAAGCGGGTGACCGACATAAGTTCAAGGCTACCTTACTGGTACGTGGACACAAGGAAGAGTGTACCGTCTCTTGTTACCGTGCCAACGGACGTGGTGACGCTCGCATATGGATCACCAAGGTACGTAGCTTTGCCGACGCGGGTGACGTGCTTCACTTCTCGGTAATTAGGGGCGACGTGTACGTCGGCTTGAACCGATGAGCGCCACCGACCTAATGGAAGGACGCATTAAACGCATCCACATCAACCAACATAACATCCGACACAACGCAAAAGTTAAGTGCAACTTTAAACCTGTCGTAACAGTCAAGACGAGTTCTAACAATCACAAGGGTTTTCGCTGTTCAATCGGAGACAAGACAACCCTGATCTATTCACCCGACAAACCGCTCGCTTGTGGGGCTAAGGTATGGATCGAAACCACGGAGAAAGTAATAGTATGAACGTAGACCCTGACGACCTGACCCTCGAACCTAACGACGACGACGTGTGCGACGACTACTGGGCGTGCGATGAAGACGTACCAACCAACGACACCGAAGACTTCGAAATACCTGACGACTTGGAGACTCATCAACTATGACATTACAACCTAAACTAATCGGCTTGTGCGGGAGCAAGGGCGTAGGCAAATCGACTTACGCCTCGTTTCTAGCGGGTCAGAACGGACACGTGTACTCGTTTGCCACGCCGTTAAAGACCATGCTCATGAGCGTATTCCCGACTGAGTACATACTTACGCAAAAGGAAGTACCGATCCCTAACTATCCCGAACACGTGACTGGGCGTTATCTTTTACAGACGCTTGGTACGGACTGGGCGAGAAAGCTCGTGACCGAGGATATATGGATGCTCATGTTACGTGAACGCCTAGTCAAGGACATGGAAAAGCGAGGTAGTCCTATGGTGATTGACGACCTGCGTTTCCCGAACGAAGCGAATATGGTACGTGACCTTGGGGG